TCACTTGAACTTCAGTATTTTGATTACTCTATTGTCGTGTTTCCATCCTTTTTCCACCTCCGCATATTGCTCCAGTTCTTTTGTTGTGATACCTCGTCCTGTGTTTAGTCCCATTTTTTTATATACTTGTTTTAGCATACTTTTCACTTCCTGAACGGAAAGTTCGGAGCCTATGGGAAAAGTACGCTGGATAGATGTCCGCATCTGTCCCGATTGCTTAATCGTATGTTCACTGCTAACGTTCAATGCTGTCCGCAATTTATTTTCGTTATAATCGGATTCACGAATGAAGTCCCCTCCAAATCGGCAGAAACAATCGTATATGTATCTGTCGGTGGTAGTAGAGATCAGATTTCCCAACATACGTTGGTAGCGTTTTTGCAGTTTCTTGTCGGTAGCCCTGCTCATCTTTTCCATTTCTTCCAGTTTGTGGACGATAAGTTCCGCCCGCTTCTTTTTTGCCAGACGATGCTGGATGGCCATCCGTTCATTGTCTGAAACAGGCATGAGGCGCTCTTCATGAGAGAGTATAAAATAGTGGGTCTGCTGGTAGGCACTACAAAGCAGGTCAGTGGAAGTATATAGTCGTTTCACTTGCTCCTTCTCGTATAAATTGGCTATCAGAAACGGGTCCGGTTTTCCATTTGCATCCAAATAGGGGAGATATGAATTTTCTCCGATGGCTTCCTGTAGCAAAGTACGTTCGCCGATATTTGAAGTTCGTGCCAGTTGTTTCTTCCATCCGTCGAAGATATTGGAAGCCCCCTGTATCCAGCTGTCAATTTCATTGGCAGACATACATTCCAAATCCGGGCGGATGGAAGCGATATGTGTCACGGTGTTTACTCCTCCCCGAAACCGTCCGATGATTTGAATCGCTTCGGTAGTCGGATCGATCACTGATTGGGTTGCACCATACAGGTCACTGATAAGAATCACGTGCGGCGGGTTTTTGCAGATGATATCCACGGCGGAGTAGAAGCGTGAAGTGAAGAAGTTGTAACGTTCCAGTTCGGTAATCATCATGGACTTCTTGCGGCGGTTACCTTTCCATAATTTATATTGTCCGTCTTCACTGCAAAAAGTACAAGCATTGTTCAATTCGGGAATCAACCGGTAGAAACTGTCTATCGAATCAATACTGTTACAAAAGATGCAGACTGTGCCGCGCTTGGCTTCAATCACTTCTTGCAAAGTTTCCAGTACATTGTTCGTGGTGATTAGTTTTAGCTTTTGTTGATATGCATAGTCCGGTTGAATCAGTACTCGTGTGAAGCCGTCGAAGCGGTTATCTTTTTCGGGTACGATGGGGGTGGCCGAGATTAATGCCTTATTTCGGAAATGGAAAAAGTCATTCATCGGTTCGCGGATGGAGTCACGATAATGTACATCCTGTACCAATTTCTCACATTCATCAAACAAGATGAAACACTCTGTATACATATCTATATCTACAACCTGCATGGCTTCCTTGATTTTAGTGAAGCCTTCGGGAGTAGTCAGCAGTTTGTAATGTTTGTCCCGGTTCTTCTCCAGAAAGTCGGTGACTTGCCGGATGCTCACCCCTTTGTAAATGGCCAATGAGTTTTTGTGAACCTTTGCTTTAGACTCAATAACGGGTACATTGGGCTCGATAATAATAGACTTTCGGGGGGCTGTCAATTCGCAGTGTGTAGCTCCCAGTCCGGGGAGCAGTTTATTAATGATGCAGTTGGTCGGAATGAAGTCTTTGCCCGCACGTTTCAATGCATCCGCAAAATATTCACCTTTCCGGATGGAGTAAATTCTGTCGTATTCCATGTTGTTTTAGTATTTTCGTTTGTTATGTTGCCAAGTGCAACTAATTAAATCTTCCTTATGAATTGGTAAAAACATCTTGTCGGTTAAGACGATACAAAGATAGAGATAATAATGTTTATTCTGTTTGAAAAGGTATAGAAAGATATATATTTGTCGGTCATATAAGAAAAACAAACAATATTATTCCTTATTCGTATGAAATATACAGATTATATTATGATAATTATTATGCTATTTTAGAAGGATATATTAATCTATATCTTTTTTCTGTCTATATGTTTTTTCCAGTTTTCTGTCATTAAGAATAGTACCATTAAATATGTTTTCATTATATTTTTAAACAAAACATCTTATAATACGTGCTTTTCTTATAATAGTTTTGTCAATTTTATGACTTTCTCTCTAATGTCAAATCTTGGTCAGATAGATTCCTCTTAATCATTAATATTCGTAGTACTTTTATTAAATAATATATACACGTATCGATTGGCAGAATAAAGCTAATCTAATGGAGGAATGTGATGAGTGAAATTTAATATTAAAAAAATAGAAATGATCGAATTATGGACAATAATGAAAAGATATGGATAACAGCGAGAAATGCGGCATTTCGGGTTGATTTTATAACAAATGGAAGAGAATTGCATTTGTACACGACTGCGATTTATTCTGCTATGATGTGGGGCTGGGGCAAACGCATCGAAGAGAAAGAAAAAGAAGCCCTGCAAAATGACAAGTTAATGAAGTAATAACACTAAAAACTAATATGATGATTAATGATTTTTCTAGAATAGGAGAATTGATCTCTGTACATACACAGATATCAGAATTAGAGAGACAAGAGGCACAGCTGGCTACTCCAAAACTTACTGATTTGGAATATATTCCGCAGATATACGAATGGTTTTGTGAATTATCAGGTGATAGTGGAGATGGAGGTAAACTTGATACTGATAGAAAAATGCAATTTCTTATTATCATTATAGTCTTTTATTCTCCTATTAGCCTGACCGGGCATAGAATAACAAATGGTATTCGGGATATATTAGCGGACCTATTGGGCTATAAGTCCAAATCCGGAGTTTCCAATCATTTAAAAAATCTGGTGTCCACTTATGATAATTATAAGGGGTTTAAAAAAGAGGTGGATTTTCTTTATGATAGCATAAAAAGCCGTTTGGAAGATCGAGGAATGTTGCCTTAATTTCCTATTTTGTGACTTTCGTTGAGATGTCATGGCTAGGAGAACTGAAAATAGCTCGGTTGTCAATAATGGCAGTACTTTTACCATCGAATTAGAAAACAAGGTTTCTGCAGAAACTGCAAAAAAGAAAAGATCGAAAGCTAGCTTTTTTATATATAATTTATTTAATTAAAAATTTAAACAATTTGAATTATGGCACAATTATCTTGGGGAAAACCCACAATTGAGTTTGGAAAATGTGGAGCTAACGGAGCTGCACCTACGACATGGACAAAACTTGCATATGATCCGGTAGAAAGTTCAACCAAACTTACTCCTACTAAAGGCGAAAAGAAAGAAGCTAAAGTAGAAGGAGGCGAAAATGAAGCTGTTAAGTATGCAAGAAATACCTATGCATTCGAGTTTGAAATCCGTGCAGCGAAAGGTCGTCAGAAACCGATCGAAGATTCAGATGGAGTAGTTGAGGGCGAATACGCTTTCCGTCTTACTCCGGAAGATGCAACTTGCGAAGGTATTCTGATTGAGCGCTCTGTAGTTTCTCTCGAGGAATCTTATGACACTGCCGAGGGTAAGAAATGGAAATATACCGTAGACGTGTTGAAACCTGGCGCAGGTGACCAGGTGAAACCTTACACACCTTCTGCTGAAGAAGGAAAGTAATTTTAATTTTTTGTTAACGAAGAGCGCTAGTGCTGGCCACAGCGCTCTTCTTATATAAATATACTGCTATGAGTTTTAATAAAGAGATGGAATTAAGTATATCCGATGCTATTATTGAGAGACCTATTCATTTTAGTATTGGTAAATCCAAACTATGCCTTTATCCTCCCACGCTTGGGAAGATGCAAATATTGAAGAATCTGTATTTCTCTATGGATGTGAATATGGAGCTTTTAGCCATCAATCCGTTAGCTGAAACATTAAGAGTTTGCAAAGAAAAATCGGATATAGTTTGTCAGATTATCGCTTACTTTACGTTTAATGATAAGAAAAGCGTTTTAGATATAGAGAAAATTCTTCATCGTGCCAATTTTTTTGAAGACAACCTGTCGGTGGAGGATATGGCTACCATTCTGACTATTATTCTTTCAAATGATAAGATTGAAGAGTTTATTCAGTATTTTGGGATAGATGCAGACCGGGAAATGAAGACTCAAATCAGTCGGATTAAAGGAGAGGGTAGTAGTATCACTTTCGGAGGAAAAAGTATTTATGGATTATTGATTGACTTTGCTTGCCAGCGTTATGGCTGGACGATGGACTATGTGCTTTGGGGAATCAGCCATGTGAATCTGAACATGCTATTTGCCGATTCTATTACTACTGTATATCTCAGTGATGAAGAACGAAAAAAACTGGGGCGCGGTGAGGGCAGAGTCGTTAATGCGGATGATCCTAAGAATCGCGATTTAGTCAGGAGGATGATTAGTGAGTAATGTGGCTAGCGATTAGATCTCAAGTATTAAGACTTATCGTGTGAATTGTTAATACTTGAGATCTAAACTATTAGTAATATATATTTTGAGTGCTTATTACCAGTTTTGATATAAATATAACCCTCTGTCTTGTGCAGTTTTTAGGAATATTTTTTTCTCACTCGTACCTCTATAATCTTCATTTACAGATATTTTTTTATACGATGAATAGCATGCACCACCATACTCGTTCATATCTGTAACCCATAATATATATTCTCCGTTGGGCATATTTTCTATATTAAATACCCCCGATTGATATTTAGTGGCATATTTAGGTTTGGAAGATTTACTGCCATCCGTGTAAGTGATAACTCCGTCATCTACTACAGATTCAGCGCTTTTGCTATTATCAATACTTTTGTTTTCATTTGCGAAGATGTATAAAAAAGCTTGTTTTGATATTTCTTCCTCATTATTTTCCCATTTGGTGTACACATTAACAAAGAATGTTTGTTCGGTTGATTCATCATCTTTAGAACACGCTGTTGTCAATATTGGCAATATAGCCAATAGAAGTAGAATTTTTTTCATTATTATATGTTTAAAATTAGTTTTGTCTAAGTGTTTGTTTTTTTTAATTAGAAATATAAACTTGTTTTTTTTACTGTATAACTATTTCTTGTGGCAAAGGTAATGATATATTTTGTAAATTAGTTATTGTTGAAGAAAAATTGTACTTAATCTTTTATATATGCATATATAATAGCTGTTTGTTGTGTATATATGTGCTACATGCAGCCTATATATGTGCTACACACAGGATATATATGCGCTACATGTTGGCTATATATATGCTACGCATTGGCTATATATATCCGACATGTTTATAGTTAATGATGTGATTTGAACCTTTTGATATTTGTTCTTGAATATCTTCAGAAAAGTAGAGTAAAAAAATTGATTGTATTCAAACTTATTTGTTCCTTTGCAAAATCTAAATATAAAAAATAAAAATGAAAAGTTTACTGTTATTAATGATTACTGCACTAATGTTTGCTGGATGTAGTAAAGATGAAGACAAAGATGAGTTTTATGAAAAACAAATTACTGCGAATGAATTAGAGTCTGGTACGGGAACATATGTAATGAACAAAGGCTCATATACATATTACTTAGTTTTTGAAAATGGGAAATTAGGGTACTATACATATAAAGGGGGTAAATTTACAAGCATTCACTTTGTTGATTATTCCATAAATAAGAATGATCTTAACCTTGTTAAACATCCATACATGGAAGAAGTTTTGGGAGGTGATAAAGAATACTATACTCTTTATATCAGTTTTGTTCATTGGGGACATGAGAAAACGACAGATTATGGAACTGGAGGGGAGCAGTTATTGATTAGAGGTGATAACTATCCCTATGAATTTGCGACAGGATATTATGATAAGAGTTCTATTTCTTTAAAATAATAAATCTAAAAACTTAAAGCTATAAGAAACTGTAGAGTATGAAAAAGATAATTCTTGCTATAATTCTGTTTTGTGGATTTGTTCTCACTTCTTGCGAATCGGAGCAAATAAAAATGGGAAGAAGAGCGGTATATGATAAGATAAACTCTGGTTTATCATCAGGAGAGATTGAGGGTGAGTTACATTATGTCATCGAAAATGGAAATGTTTATTGGGAGGTTGAATATCATCATTGGTCTGGCCGCCCAGGTACCCAGATTGCTTTTATGCATTTTATGTCTAATGGAAATTATGCTGTTGATATCACTAAGCAAGAGTTTGAAAAGCAGACAGGCAAAAAGGCAAAGAAAGGTAAGTGAGTCTCCTTTAATTTAGTTATTATATTGATTTCGCCTGTCTTATTTGTTTTTATGGGTAATCATCCCATGTCTTAACTCTACCTTGGTGTCAGAGAATCTATTTTCTATTTACCAATTATACTAATCGCCATATAATTCTCCGTTGTCTACGTTAATAGAGAATGTGTAATCCTTCTTAGTTCCATCGTAATAGAGTAAATCGACTTTGTATTTCCAAATATTAGTAGAATTATCAAGAATGGTAATAGATATTCGTGTGTTAGAAGGAGTATCTGCTAATTTGCTTATCTTTACATTCCAAACACTTTCACCTGTTCTGTAGTTCTTTCTCGTTACATAAACCCCTTTTTCATGAGATACTGCTATATTTTCTTCATAAGAAACCATAGTTGAGCTAAGGGTGTTAATTGGATCAATAGACTCTTTCACAACATAAATAGTATCTCCTGTTTGTGTATAACAACAGTTACCAATGAAATAAGAATCCTTATAACCCTTATAAAGTTGAACATTTTTTATGCCTTTTAAAATAACATGCTTTGCTTTTGAACCATTTTTGAATATAGCATACCTTTCAGTCAAAGTTTCAAACACATAACCTAATACAGCTATGAAGCTATTATTTGAGACAGTATAAATGTATTCTGGAAATATAAATGAAAGTGTGACATCTTTATGTTCACCATATCCCAGATCAATCCGACGTTCTCTATCGAAACTGTTATTGTCAGTCCATTCAATTAGTTTTTGTTTTGTATCAACGTCAAATGACGCTAGCCATAAGCGATTACTCCTTAAACCCATAAGGTCGATTTGTTGATCATATTTACGATAATTGCGCATCTCTATGTCTGCATAATCAGTAATTCCATATTTAATGAAAGTTGCAACATCTGATGGAATTTCTGATAAATATTCTTCTTCGCCATTTCCACCGCAAGAATAGAACGTTGCACACAATGCAACTAATAATACAGTTGCTACTAATCTAAATGTTTTCATATTTGATATAATATTTATATGTTTCAATTCTATTCTTCTTTGTCATGATTTTTGCCACATTCACAGCTGTCATTGATGTATCGACTATTAATAGTCGGCATATTAAGCAATCTATATTCGGGAGTATATTGCTATTCTTGTTTTGATGTAACTATTCCATTCTTAAAGTATAAATAGCTGCTACCATACACCCATTGTTCATGAGTTCCGTAACTACCTGTAGTCGTATTTATATGGTCTGGCAACCCCCACGCATCTTTAACCATCTTTTTGTTCATGCCAATTATTACATCTCCTTCAGCTACTAGGCTACCAAATTTAGTTCCGTATTTCTTTATATATTCATTGTATGCTGAGATACTAACGAACATATGTAATCTTTGTCCTTTGATAATTTGTCCTTTTATTTTCCCATATTGTGTATTCTCAAGAACGGCAAATGGGGGGTCACTTTCACCGATGTTTACAGCAATATCTATACATTTGAATTTGGTTTTGTGTGGAGCTTTAGTCGTTTCTTTACTGTCAACTTTGGGATGTTCCATTGAGCTTATTGAATAGAATTCTTTTCCGACAAATATTTGCTTCATTTTTTCGTAGTAACCCAAGGTTATAAAACCAGCAGTTTCTCTTTCCATATGAAAATAAAATGGAGTTTCATCATCGCCAACTAATTGAAGCCAATAAGCGTCATGATATGGGTTTGCTTTATCAACTTGAATGGATAATACTTTATAATATTTTCCTACTAACTCAGAATAGCTGCTAACTATTCTTCTGCCTTTCCCAGCTATTGGTTTGTATACATAAGGATCATTGTCCCAACTACCTTCAGGTATTATCTTTGTAAAGAAAATGTAGTAATAATTGTTTTCTTTTGCATATTTAGTGCCTTTGAGGAATAATGTTTGTCCTTCATGAAGTAGTACATTTTTGCTATTTAAACTTTCGAGACTATCATATTTCTGTACTTCTACTTCGGATTCTTCTTTATCTTTTGCAGTAATAGCAGTTATTTGTGAATAACAGTTTGTTGCAAATAAAAGGGAGGCTATTATTGTTATGAATAACTTCATTGTTGTTTCTATTGTATTATTTTCTGCAAAGATATATAGATTTAGTTGATTTGAAAATATTTTCAAGGAATTTCTGTCCTCGTTTATAGCTAAAACTAGTAGTAATACAATAAAATAGAGATAAAAAAGAATAGAAATATGTATGGAATAAAGTTCATAAAATGAAAGTTATGACTATTTATAGAAGGTCATAGATGGAGCATGGAAAAATATGATATTGATTGAAATGTGAAGTAGTTTTGTAACATAGAATCTAAAAGAAAATATGTTATGGAATTAAATTTTGAATTAAAAGTGAACAGTTCTGAATTTATAGAGAAAACAGAACAGATACGCTCTGCTATTCAAGTCATGGTTGCTGGAACGGAGTCGCAGGGGAAAAGAATGAGTTTGTCATTTCAGCAAATGGCTGATAATGTTGGTTTGACTGCGAATGTGTTAGGAAAAGTTATAGGAAATATGCAAGAGCGGATAAATGAAGCTATTATTTCTTTATATAAATTGAATGTTGGGAATCAAACATACTTGACGAATTTGCGAAGTGATTTTGGAAAATCATTAGATAATGAATCCGGTGATGGACAGAATCGGAAAGTTTCTATTAGCAAGGAGATAACATCAAGAGAAAATTTATCAGAGGATATAAAAAAACAATCTGATGAGTTGAAACAACTTAATATAGAGTTACAGAACTATCAACAGAAATTAGAGGCGATTCAGAATGAACTCTCCGCTTTGCAGACAGAAATGTCGTTGGTGTGTGAGAAAATGAAACAAATGTGTGATGCGGGACAGCAAGATACAGTAACCTATGAGGAGTTACAGGCAAAATTTGGAACATTATCTAATGCCTTGAAAAATATAAATACAGATGATGTCTTTAAGGGAACAACTTCTGGATTGAATGTTTTGTCTGGTAGTATTTCTGTTGCTTCTTCTATGTTGAAGGTATTCTCTATTGAGAATAAAACACTTCAAAATGTTATGCAAAAAGCTCAGTCGGCTATTTCCACTACTAATGGATTACTTGAAATTAATGAGGCATTGAGTAAAGGTTCGGCATTTCAATTGAATGTGGTTAGCAAGTTGAAATTATGGTATAGAACTATTATGCTTCAGTCTGCTACAGCACAAGGAGTAGAAACTGCTGCTGCAACGACAGGTGCTATTGCTAATTCAAAATTGGCAGGTGCTTTTCGTGGCGTTGGTTTAGCAATTCGAGCTATCCCTGGCCTCGGTTGGCTTATAACAGGCATTACTACACTTCTAGGACTTTATTCTTGGTTGTCATCTCGGACGAAAAAGCAATATGTAGTACAAGAAGAACTCAATAAAAGTGTTGAGAAATTTAATGATAGTATTCAAAATTATGCGGCTAAGCCGATTGCTACAATTGAATTATTGTCAGCTAAATTTAGAGCACTTGGTAATGATATGGGTGCACAACAGGAGTTTATTGTAGACAATAAAAAGGCATTCGATGAATTGGGATATTCCATTAATAGTGTAAAAGACGCACAACAATTATTGATTGATAATAAAGACAAATTTATAGAAGCGCAAATAGCTAAAGCTACATCATTGGCATATGGAGATGTGGTAAAGGAAGAAGCTACGGAATATGCGAAAGCCAAAAAAGAACAAGAAAAATGGGAGAAAGTAGCCAAAGAGGAGGAGGATAAAGATATACAGGCGAGTAGAATACCGACTCTGGACGGAATGCCAAGAGAAGATAGAACCTCTACAGAAGATGGAATGTCAAGATTAAAAGTAGTTCCCATAAAAACTATGAAAAATCCTAGCAGTATACAGGAATTTGAAATATTGCAAGAGCAAGGAATGCTCAGTGAAAAAGGAGGATTATTACGTCCTAGTGAAGTAAAAGCACGGAGTGCTAAAGAACGGGCTGATGAACATTATGGAAATATGCTGTCTTATGCTGAACTATCTCTTTTTAACGAAAATAGGGTGAGTGAAATACTGGCTGGTATAATGCCGAATAAAAAGAAATCAACACCAAAGGATGATACTAAAAATATCGAGGAATCTCATGAAAAATATATGAGCCTTCTTGAAAAACAGAAAGCAGAACGAATTCGTTTCGCAGAAGATTCAGAAGATAGAATTAGACAGGCTGAAATTGATGCAAATGCTGATGGAGTTGGAAAAACTCTTGAGCAACTAGAATTAAATCAGAAAAAAGAAAGGCAGGCTCTTAAGCGGGAAGAAGAGGGACTTAAACAGCAAAGATTTGAAGAAGCAAAAGCTGTTTTTGATGCGGAGCAGAATGCAATAAAGGCTAATAATCCTAAGCATAAAATACAAAAATTTGTTGCTCCTGAAGATTTGTCGATTGATATCGAAGAAGAATTTAGAGATCGAACTAATAGCTTAGATAAAAAACATTTAAATGAACGTTTAGCCTATTATGATTCAGAAAAGCAAGCAATGAATGAATATTTGAAAGAATATGGAACTTATGAACAAAAACGTGAAGCTATCATTGCTCTTGGTGAAAGCAAGAAAGTGGGAAAAAATGAAGGAGAGCGAAAAACTATCGACGAAGAAACGAAAAAGTCTCTTTCTGATTTGGATATAAAAGCAGCAGAAAGTTCTGCAGCTTTTGGACAACTATTCACAGATGTAAAAGATCGTTCTGTTAAAAATATGCATTCTATTGTGGATGAGGCACAAAGTGCATTGGATTTTATTGAAGGTGGTAAATGGGATGCAGCTAAAGGGACAGAGTTCGGTATAACAGAAGAAAGCTTCAATACATTGAATGAAACTCCAGAAGAGATTGAAAAGATAAAGAAGGGTATTAAGGATTTGAATGAACAGGCAAATGCTTCTGATACAGCTTTCAATAAAATGGGCGATGGATTTCAGAAACTATTTAATGCTAAGTCTGATCCCAAAAAGTTAAAAGGAGCCCTGAATGATATAGAAGGGGCGATGAATGAGGTTATTCAAAGTACTCAATTCTTTTCGAACTGTTTATCAAGCTTAGGCGATGCTTTTGGAAGCGATACTTTCAGTGGTATTGCCGAAGGGATAAATGTAGCTATGGATGCTGCGAGTTCCGCTATGTCCGGTGCTCAGGCTGGTGCTGCATTTGGCCCATGGGGAGCTGCTGCTGGTGCTGCTATTGGGCTAGTATCTTCGTTAGGTTCATCCCTTGCCAAACTTCATGATGCAAAAAACGAAAAAAATATCCAAAGGATTCAGGAGCAAATAGAAGTACTTGAAAGGACCTATGATAATTTAGGCGATTCGTTGGATAAAGCTTTCTCTTCAGATGCGTCAGAACTAATTGATCAGCAAAATACATTACTTGAACAGCAGAAAGTGCTTATCCGAAATCAAATAGCCGAAGAGAAAAGTAAAAAGAAAACTGATTGGGGAAGAATTGACGAATGGGAGAAACAGATAGAGGATATTGATAAAGTAATAGCTGGTAATAAGGAAAAGAAGATAGATGTCATCTTCGGTGAAGACCTGAAAGCAGCGATTGAGAATTTTGCACAGGCTTATGCAGAGGCTTGGAGTGCAGGAGATGATAGAGCCAAATCTTCTAAAGATCTTGTGAAGAACATGATTAAGCAGATGATCACGGAGGCTATAAAAGCTGCATCTTCAAAACCGATGGAAGCATTACGCAAAAGGCTGGCTAGCTTCTTCTCTGATGGAATTATAAGTGATTGGGAACGACAACAAATAGAGAAGGATGCAGAAGCTATTGCTAATGACTTAGATAAACAGTTTGGCTGGGCTGACGAATATATGAAAGGAGATGAAAAGGAGTCATCTTCTCAAGATTCGACAAAGGGAGGATTCACTTCCATGTCACAGGAAACTGGTGATGAACTGAATGGCCGTTTTACCGCTATGCAAATATCCAACGAGGAAATTAAAAATTCGATGGTCTTTGTTTTGGGGAACTTGTCTTCTTTATGCATCAATACTTCGAATGGAAATCTCCTGCTAACCGAAATGAGAAATCTTGCAGTAATGTCTAATGGACATTTGGAAGATATCGCAAAATACACAAAGGTGTTGTTAGGCTTTGGAGAGAAGCTTGATAATATAGCTTATAATACAAAAAGTTTAACTGTAAAATAGATTGAAAAATGGAATCAGCAAAGGATATAATGAAATCGGCTTCTTTATTTGGAGCTTGTAGTAAATCTAATGGAGTGAGCGATTGGAAGAGTCTTGTATGGCTTTTCTTTACTCCACAAGGGCGAGAGTTTTGTGAGGAGAATAATTTCCCATCTTTAGAGATGTTTCAGGGAATGAAGGAACATGTTTCGGAATTTGGAGTGTTTGTAGATTGCGGTGATATAAATCGCACGAATGAAACTCACATCGGTCTGATAGGTAACACGTCGGCAACTCTTACTTATGATGATAATGAGGTGGTTCATAAGGTAATATTAATGCATGGTGCGAAAGCCAGAATTAAAGCATCTCATTTTGCTGTGATTCTGTTGGTAAATATAGGAAATTGTGAGGTGAAAATAGATAAGGACGAAACAGTAGTAATATTATGAAAAACGAATTATACATTAACGGCAAGGATGCTTACACCACTTGGGGAGTGAGTATGGATGATACGGCATTGTCAGAACTAATGACACCGGTTGCTAACAAGACTTATATTGAATCTGAAAGTCGCTTAGAACATGGCAAAAGAGTAGTGATTGCGAATCCAAGGATAGATGCCAGAAATTTAACCTTTCAGATAAACCTGACTGCATCTGATGAAAGACAGTTTTTTGAACGGTACAATAGTTTCTGTAAAGAGTTGGCAACCGGATCACTTGAAATAGAAACAAAATATCAACCTGATGTTGTGTACAAAACGATTTATCAATCATGTAGCCAATTCAGCCAGTTTATGCGTGGCATTGGAAAGTTTGTACTCAAATTATATGAACCGAATCCTAATGATAGAACAGCAACAGTATGATAGATATTAAAGATATATCCGGAAATATACGTTTTTCTACTCCGATAAATAGTGGATCGAAGCGTAAGTTTTTGTTGATGAAGGAAGATTATATTACATTGAAATTTTCCTTGGCTAAACCTATCTATTTTCATTTAGGCGATGGAATAGACAATGAACTCGGAATGTTTGAGCTTGTGGATTTATATAAGCCGGACTATAACTCAGAAACGAGTGGTTATGACTATGAACTTAGGTTGGATGCTTATTACTGGAAGTGGAAGAATAAAAAGTTTTTCTATTCTCCTGAAAAAGGAGGACGGGAGTCTGGCTGGAGTCTGACGGCAACATTGAATACTCATATGAAGGTGTTCTTGAAGAATCTCGAACAACTTGGCTATAAGTATAGGGAACAGGCTTTCAGTTATGTTATTGATGGTACGGTAGATAACTCGGCAAAATTGATCACCTATGATAGTGTGAATTTGATTGATGCATTGACTATGATGGCGGAGGCGTGGCAATGTGAGTGGTGGTTGACGGATAGTGTAATACACTTCGGGCGTTGCGAGTATGAAAGTGTCGTTGATTTTGATATTGATGGCAATGTGTTGGAGATGACTCGTTCGGACAGTCAGACCGAGTACGCAACTCGTATTTATGCATTTGGTTCTACCAAGAATCTTCCATCTGATTATCGACCGGTAGACGAAGACGTTGTTGTGAACGGTGTTGTTCAAAAACGTTTGATGCTACCCGATAATATTCCTTATATCGACGCTTTTCCTGAAATGACCGAGGAAGAAGCAATAGAAGAAATTGTCATCTTTGAAGATGTTTATCCGCATAGGGTTGGAACCATATCTGCACTTACTCCTTATCAGTACACTGATAAAATAGAGGATGAAGGTAAAGAGCCTGTCTTTAAGAAATGGAACGCCTATCGTTTTAGAGACGGAGGAATGACTTTCTCTGAAAAATATGTGTTACCAGGGCAGGATTTGAGAATCATATTTCAGTCCGGATCAATGAACGGAATGAGTTTTGTTGTCAAATTTAATCCTTATGATAAAGATAAGAATGAGAAGCCTCAACCCGAAAAAAACAAGGATGATTCCTGGAATTATTTGGCACAGGTATTTGAAATAGTCAGAAACGAGGATTACGGCCGGCCTCTTCCGGATGACTCGTTGAAACCTGAAAATGGTGATAAATATGTTCTTTATGGATTCGATACGAAATTAGTTTCTGATACTATGTTGCCTGATGCAGAACAGGAATTACTGGAAACGGCTAAGAAGTATATCGAAAAAATGAAGATGGACCCTTCTACTTATAATTGTAAAATGAGACCTGAGTCAATCTATAACGATGGTGATATTTTGACTTATGAATTGGGAGATAAAGTAAACCTGATAAATGAAGGTTATTTTGAGCAAGGACGTCAATCGCGTATTATAGGTTATGAGTGTAGCTTGGATATTCCTTATGATCATCCGGTGTATATTGTTGGTGAAACGGCCGCTTACTCACGCTTGGGAGATATTGAAAATAAGGTGGACTCATTGACTTATGGAGGAAAAGCATTCAGTGGATCGGGTGCAAATGGAGGAAGTGGGACAAGTGTGTATGTTGTTGGACTTAATGACAGGACACTTCCATCGGACAGAAATGTTTTTTCTTCGAAAAAGTCTCTGAACACTTTTCTGAATAAGACAGAAGATGATACGGCAGTCGGGCATGTTACATTTGAGAATGGTATTTTGGTTCGTCGGCAAGAAATAATGGAAGCTTCTACAATGTCATTGATTGAGGAAAATGATGCTATTATAGAAGAATTGTCCATAAAGGGGGAGATTACTACTCTTGGAGAAATTGATAATGTAAGTGGTGAGGCTGATGGATCATCAGAAACAAACGATTTGATAGTACGTCTTGCCGGAGCTTCCCAATGGACTGTTGACACAACGCTGTTTTCTAATGTTTCGCAATTGATGGGAAAGGTTTTTCCATTCACAATATCTTTTACAGGTGGTGGATTGTATGAAAAAGGAAGTAATCAAACAATAAATCTGTCTTGGAGTTATGATCGGGATATTACATCTCAATCAATTAATCGGGAAAGCATTAATGTTGATATTCGTACGAAACTGTATGAAGATATTACTCAAAATGCAATTTATACTTTATCGGCTGTATACAACGGGCAAACTTATACAAAATCTATTTCCATAGAATTTGGATTGAAAAAGTATTATGGAGCCTCTGCCCGTGAAACATTAACCAATGACGAAATTTTGAATTTGTCTTGTTTGTGGGCAGAGCGTGCACAAGCCTCTACTGCGTTTGATTGTTCAGGCGGTAAATATCCTTATTATATTTTACCTTCCTCCATGGTATCGGGTATTCAGTTCTGGATTGGAGGATTGCGCAATTCCGACTGGATAGAAGAGGTTCGGGAAATAACTAATGCTTATGGATATACGGAGAGTTATACAATATTTAGGTCGAATAGCATCCAAACGGGTGTATTAAATATAGAAGTGAAATAATGGCAATATTAAGTAACGGTAAGTTTTATGGCTTCCTTTGTTCTGCTAAAGAAACCGGGCAGAAACTGGCGAATGGAGCAAAAGAGTATGTAGAGAACTTTGTGTCCGGATTTGCCGGGCACGGTTGGAAGATATGGGAATATGTCAAAGGTAAGTGGATGCTGGAGATAGATTCGATACGTGTGCGCGGACAGTTTACTGTATTTGAGATGCTGATAAGTAAAGTTAGGGCTATTATTGGCGCACAAGCTATCACACAAGGTTGTGGGAAGATAAAGACTGCTAAATTATCGGAAGATGGAACAGCTTATCTTATCACACTGGAAGATACTGAAATGAGTTTTATGGAACATGATTTTATCCGTTGTCAGGAGTTCACTGGGGGGCAAAAGGTTTATCATGTTGAGATAGAATTAGTAGCAGATGGAATCATTCGAGTTCCTTTATCTGAATTTGATTTAGATGAAGAAGGGATAGCGCTGAATCCACCGGCTCCGGGAGATGATATTGTGCAATTTGGTAATAGCTCACATGATGAGAAGTATGTAGGTCGCCATTCTGCTATTTATATGCATGCTGACGAAACAGGGCAGCCGGCCATTGATGTATTGGATGAAATTTATTCAAAAGATTGGTCAGGTTGCTTGAAAGTTCGTTTGGGAGGAGATATTCCAGATGGTGATGGAGCGAGAGGATTTTATAGTGTGAATGGAATGATAAAGGGAGTTGATAAATCAGGACATACTACTTATTGTTTATATCCGGATGGTACTGCTGAATTGGGAGATAAATCAGCTTTGTTTAAGCCGGATAAATCAGGGCATATTGCGGGAGGAGCAATTGCTTGGGTGTGGGATGAAAAGGAAAAGAGGTGTGTTGTATCAATGGATGATGTACAGGTTGAATGGAATAATGTGAAAGATTCTCCTGAATGGATAAATGAATGGACAAAAGAAGGTACGACTATTGGGAATAAGTTTGTTGCAGCTCCTACCGGGTTCTTTGGGAAACATGATAAGGGGACAGGAAAGCTTACTGGTATCTTGATGGGAGACGAAGTAATGGTTGATGGGGTAAAACGAACGGGGATATTTGCTTTGGTGGATAATAAGCCGGTGTTTGAACTTGATCCGATTACTAGAAAATATAAGTTTACGGGAGAGGTAAATGCGGATACCGGAACTTTTAACGGGACGGTAAATGCGGATAAAGGCTCTATCGGTGGTTTTGAAATTGCAAGTGGTCGCATAGGTTCTGAAGTGAATACAGAATATGGTGGCGGACAGCTTGCGATATATAATAACCTTATTCGTGTAGGAAACAGTGATAGTTATTCGTTATTAGGAGGTGATACAATTCCTGGTACAGCGGGTGGGGTTTACACTTCAACGTGCAGATTTACGAATAAGACTAAAAACAATTCGTACAAAGGTTCTAATTATGGTATGATGATAAATGTAAGCGGTGCGGAAAAGAATTACGGAATTAAATCAGATGCGCCATTAGTCGCAACTTCATGTATTGGTATGAAAACCGCCTCATACATAACTTGGGTGAATACAGTGGCCGATAATAGTTGGGATTTTTCAAGATATAATGTATTTTTACTTGGGTCTAGTCCTTCAAATATACAAATAAATCTTCCAAATGAGTCTAGTGTTGCAGCCATGTTCAACTTATTATCACTTCCTGATGATTTTTCACTGGTGTTTACTCTTCATGTAAGAAATTGGTCATACGATATTAGGGTTAATAATGTATATGATTGGAATGCGAATTTGATTAATGTAAACTTAGTTAAAGGAGACAGTCTCACGCTTCTTATTAGTAAATATGATGGATTCCGGTATGACGTATTAAACAGACAAGATTAGTAGTATATATGGAACTAAACGATTGGCTAACTATACTCGGAACTTTAGGAGGCTTGGAAGCAATCAAGTGGATAGTTAACTTCTACGTTAATCGGAAGACTAATGCACGTAAAGAGGGTGCGGTGGCAGATGCGGCGGAGAATGAGAATGAACGTAATCAAGTTGCTTGGTTGGAAGAACGTATTGCTCAACGGGATGCAAAGATTGATGCTATTTATGTTGAGTTACGAGAGGAACAATCTGCTCATTTGGAAGATATACATAAAAGATATGTGGCAGAATTGCAACTTAAAGAAGCTGAATTGAGTAGATGCGATTTATGGGAATGTCTAAAAAGAATTCCACCCAAATTTAAAAATAAAATCTAGGAGGAACAACTATGAGAATATTGATTGATAACGGACATGGTGAGAATACTCCCGGCAAGCGCTCACCGGATGGAAGATTGAGAGAATGGGCATATACAAGAAAGATTGCTGATATGGTAGTAATCGGATTGAGAAATAAAGGGATAGATGCGGAAAGGATCGTTAAAGAAATGGTAGATATACCTTTATCTGTCCGATGTAGACGTGCAAATACGATTTATAGAGAAACCGGGGGTAACGCTATATTAGTTTCTATCCATTGTAATGCCGCAGGGATGGGGGCGGATTGGTTGTCTGCACATGGATGGAGTGTATTTGTATCTAACAATGCTTCGATAAATAGTAAGAATCTGGCTGTATGCTTGGCTGAAACGGCCATTAGGAAAGGCCTTTCTGTTCGTCAACCAGCTTCTGGGCAACTATTCTGGATGCAAAATCTGGCTATATGTCGGGATACAATTTGCCCGGCCATATTGACGGAGAATTTCTTTCAGGACAACAAGGAGGATGTTGAATTTCTATTATCAGAAGAAGGCAGGCAAATGATAGTACAAATTCATGTAGACGGAATTATAGATTACTTGAAAAAAGATAGAGGATGAAGTGGCTTCTATGTGTATTCATCATCCTTATCTCTTTAGGAGGATGGTTAAGCTCTTGTAGAACCCAATATATCCCCGTCGAGACGGTAAAAACAGAATATCGGACTCGTGACAGTATCCGGTATGACAGTATTTATCATCGTGATAGTGTATATGTGACTGTGAAAGGAGATACGGTATATGAGTATAAATATAAGTATCTATATAAGTATCAGTATATCAACAAAACAGATACTTTAATAAAAACGGACTCCATACCTATTCCTTATCCGGTAGAGAAGCAGCTATCTAAATGGCAGAAGTTTAAACTGGACTTTGGAGGTGCTGCCATGCTGATAGTGATTATGATTGTGATAGTAATATTGAAAAACTTAAAAATGTAGTAGATAATGAGTAAAGAATTGAAAGGAACAAATATATATGCTCCTATTGTTCCGGGCACTGACGAAGATAAATATCCAACCCATTACAGTAAGTACGGGAAAGGTGGGTTCAAATGTGTACGTACTATTGCGGAAAGAGATGCAATTCCGGTAAACCGGTTAGAAGTTCCGACTTTATGCTATGTCTTTGACGAAGATCTCTTTTTTGTTTGGGATGGAACGATCTGGAATGACAAGGAAATGGGAGGAGTGGATGTAGGCTTGCAGCGTAATGTGCGTATTGTGAATAATCTTGATAGTAAAAACGTTACTGCAAGCAAAGGAGAACCTTGTCTATTGAAATTTACATTTGTCAGTCAGGAGCGCTATAGCTCGAAAGAACCTTATGAGAATACTGGTGAACAAGGGCTTTGCCAGATTTCTGTACGTAAATCTAATAGCTCGGACTATGAAGTGGTGAAGATGATTTATGTGAAATCTGGTACTCCTCTTAGTGTGGATGTTTCTGAGTTTCTAACCTCCGGAACTAATAATGTAATGATAAAAGTGACAGGGGAAATAACGGAAGTGACGACGCCTGCATTTGTCTATACAGTGCAGTTGACTGCTTTGTCTATCAGTGCTGATAACTTTAAATGGTGGACTGCCTACAACGGGGATATTCTTTTCAACTTGAATATTGGTGGAAATATATCGAAGACTTTATATATTACGGTCAAGGGTACAGATTATAATGCATCTTATGAAGTACCGATAGGTATGGGAGTGTATATTGAAACATCCTATAACTATTCTATCCCGCATCCGGGAAGAACCGGAGTATTCAATATAGCCGCTTATGTTGCCAATTCGGATGGAAGCATAAAGACCAGAACGGTTTCTTTCAATATAATCTGTGCCGTCGCAGGTGAACAGGCAAAACTGATTGCAATAAATAATGTGTTGGCTAAAGCAATGAACTGGTCTGAAAACACCTTGTTTGAATACGCAATGTATGATGGTGACAGCGTTGTCACTTCTGCACAATTTGCAGTTCAGAAGGATAGGGAAGGTGTGTATGAATCAGATGAGAATAGTATCACTTGTTCCGCAAAACATGTTTTCTCTCTTTCTCTTGAGATAGAAACAATGGATAACTCTGCATTTGATATCGTGGCTTATGTGAAAGATGGAGATAAAGATTTGACGGAACCTGTCATTTATCAGGTAGATAACTCTTCCGGATATTCGGCTGTGCCGGGGGCGGTGTTCTATCTGAATCCGAAGACGCGTAGTAATAGCCAGGCAAACCGCCAACGAGTGATTAATGAAATGGATGGATCTGAAGTTCAGGCTGTTTGGAATGGAGTGAACTGGGGCAATGATTGCTGGACAACAAATACGGATGGGGCAAAAGTTCTCCGGTTGATGGCAGGTTCTTTATTGACCATAGATCGACATCCTTTTGCTACGGAATGTGCACGTAAAGGAAAAACAGTGGAAATAGATTATAAAGTGGATAATGTAACTGATTATTCGGCTCCTGTAATCACTATATCTTCTGCATCGGGAGATTCTTTTGTTGGTTTGAATATTTATGCCGATGATATTATCATGCATACCCAATCTTTGAAGGATGATAGCGTGCAAAGTTTGCATACTTTTGAAGGAAAGCGCACACGATTAACGCTGACTGTTTTACCTACAGCATACGGAAACTCTGGATTTAATCTTTGTATCCTGTATATTAACGGACGGAAAAACCGGGAATTTACATATGAAGATAATGATTATTTTGCTCAACCGGGAGCCATTGTTATCGGTTCTGACTACGCTGATGTGGATATTTATGGTATCCGTGAATATGAATCGGGGTTAACCTCGCAAGGTGTATTGACGAATTATATCAACTGGCTGTCTGATACAACGGAGAAAGCCGGAGTGAAAGCTTTTAATGATATTCTTGATTCTAACGGGTCGGAAATTGATTTTAATAATACCAAGGATCAGTTTAACTGCTTGATTTTCGACAATACAATTCCTTACATGCTTGATCAGACACAACGTATCGGTACATTGGAGGTGTTGTTTTACGACCATCCTGAATGGAATGTCTCTATCTCTAATGTCACAGCGAAAGGGCAGGGAACATCTTCTATGAAATATTATTTATGGAACACACGATACCAGTTGGACAAGACGCAGTCCGTTATTACTTTTGCTGACGGAACTACCGGCTCTAAAAAGTGGCAGATGGTACCTTGGATTCCTGCAGGACAGAAGTTTACAGCAAAGAAGAATTATGCCTCTTCTATGCAATCTCATAAAATAGGTTCTGTCAATTCTTACGAAGACTTGTATCGGGAAATGGGGTTACTGAATGAGGCTATGCAAACGGAAGCATACAAAGATGCCCGGGTTGCTGTTTATCAAATGCCTTTCATCTGCTTCGAAAAGTCTGTGAATGATGATGGGGATACTGTGTATACATTTAAAGGATTGTATACATTTGGACCTGATAAAGGTGATAAATATACATTTGGCCATGATACGGATTTATTTCCGGGAATGATAGCTATTGAAGGTGCGGATAACTCACCTCTTTGCACGTTGTTCCGTGTGCCTTGGAATCCTAATAAATCTTATATTGTTTATAATGAGGATGAAGAGGCATTTCAGTATAATGGGGCAAATTCGTGGGACTTTGGTGCCGGAACTATAGAAAATATTTCAAAGTTTATGCCGGCATATAATATTGTTTATCAATGTTCTCCACGAATCCTGCCTTTTAACGGAACTTTGACAGATTTGAATACGCAGCTTGCAGAATATAAGAATCAACCTTATGAATTTTGGATTGCAAAGTCTGGTGATGTAAATCAGTATAATGTTTATTATTTTGAACCGGCAGAAGGAGCATTTGTTCCATCTGATATAGGTGAAGGACCTATCAATCTGATTTCTCAACTTGTGGATAAAGGATATGGATTGGTGAATGTGGACTTGACTGGAAAAACGAATGAGGAATTGAATACGCTTTTCGTAAATGCCCGTATTTCCAAGTTTCGTCAGGAGGCTCCGCAATTTTGGCACATACAGGATACCCTTACCTTTATGAATAGTGTGGAGTTCAATGCCGGTACTGACGAACGGGCAAAGAATACATATCCATATTCTTTTGGTTTGGATGATTCAAAATTCAGATGGCGTGTGGATGATGCTGATACACGGTTTGATACGACAAATCGTGGTTTGCCTGAAAAATCGTATAGTGTGGAGACACATGATATGGATGAAACCGGAGCTTCAATATGGAATGGCGAAACGAATAATTTCTTTAATCTGATGGAATTGGCTTTTGTGGAAGAAAAGATTACCAATATGCGTTTGATGATGGCCTCTATGCAAACATTGGCCGGATTGAAAAGTGGTAGTGATCTTGAAAAGATTTATGCATTTTACAAAAAATATTTCTTCGATCAGGCACAAGAATACTTCCCGTCAAATGCTTTTAATGCAGATGCCAGAATTTCATATGAAAATGGTAAACTTGCTTATATTGCGGGGACTTACTCTAACGATACAGACCCTATTACCCAGTCGCTGGGCGACCACTATGTTGCTGAACAGCGTTGGGTGACAAAGCGTATACTTTATATGATGTCGAAGTATAGTTTTGGATTGTTCTCTGCGAATGGATCTGATACTATCACTGTTCGTGCTGCGGGAAATACTATTAAATATGAACTTACACCTGCTATGGATATGTATCCGGCAATAGCTAATGGTACGAGTATCATTAGGGGAGCACGTACCAAAGCAGGGGAAGTATGTGTGATGGAAATCGAATTATCAGGTTCCGGCGACCAACAAAATGCGATACAAGGTGCATCATATCTACAAGATATTGGTGATTGGTATAATAAAAATGTGCAGGGTTCTATGATTATTCAGGGACGTATGCTCCGTGACATTCGTTTGGGAAGCAAAACTAAGCCTATAGTAATATCTATCACTTCTCTGACATTGTCTAATTGTACATCTTTGCAGCGATTGCTTTTATCTAATATTTCTACATTATCAGGAACGCTGAATCTTTCCAACTGCACTCATTTGCAGGAAGTTCATGCGGATGGTACATCTCTAGTGCAAATAATCCTTCCAAAAGGTGGAGGGCTTCGGACTGTAGAATTTAGTGCATATAATCAATACTTGTCTTTGATGAATTATCCGTTAATGACAAACGAAGGAGTTGGAATTGATTTATGTAAGAGAATTATCACAGACTTCTTTATCACAGGATGTCCAATGATTAATCCTATGGCTTTATTGGTTGGTATAATGGATGCGCAGATCGAACAGGGAAACCAGCATCGATTGAAGCGTATTAGAGCTGTCGGGTTTGATGAAACATATAATTCCTCAGATATGTTGGATAAACTAGCTATATTGGCTGATGGAACATACGAAGGACTTAGCTCTGAAGGTATCGCTGGAGAAGATAAACTTCCGGTTCTTGATGGTACTTTAAATGTCTATGCCAATGCTTACGAGGATTCTATTGAAACTCTCCGAAATACATTCTCTAAACTTACTTTGAATGTGATGGGGGAATATTATATCCGATTTAAGGATTCTGTAGTAGGGAGTTATATGATTGAGAAGTATGGGGATGGTATTGGTATCACGAAGAATCAGATGGCTGAAATTACACAGGCCCAATTGGGAAAACCTTTTAAAGGTAATACTGAAATAACTTCTTTTGATGAGTTGCAATATTTGACTTCATTATTAAATATAGATTCGGAATTGTTTGCAAATTGTAGTAATTTACAGTCTATAGTCTTTCCTAGTAATATAACAGCAGTATACAATAGTGCTTTTTCTGCATGTGATTTACGAGAAATAGTGATACCTAAAACTGTAACAACAATATATCAAGGTGCTTTTGAGAAAAATATAAATTTGAAAACTATCACTTTTGAGGAAAGAACAATTCCATTATTAATGAGGTGGAGTATATGGAATGGTTGTACCTCTTTGATAGAAGTAGACTTGCCTGATACATGCATTTTAGAAAATAATTCAGGAGCCTTATTTGATGGATGTACATCTTTGGAAAAAGTACATTTATCGGAGAACTTCAATGCAATCGGAGAGTATTGTTTCAGAAACTGCATCTCACTGAAAGAAGTGAATATTCCATCTAATATTACTATTATTGGACGTTCTGCTTTTCAGTCATGTGCAATAAAAAAAATAGTATTACCAGATGTACAAGGCGTTCTTATGGAGGGTAGTGTATTCTATGAGTGTAAAAAATTAGAATCCATAACTATTCCAGGAGGCTATGATATTGGTACTCGTGCTTCAAGTTTATTTGGATATTGTGAAGCACTAATTGATGCAACTTTGGAAGAAGGTATTGTTGTGATAGCTCCCAATCTTTTTAGTCGATGTACTGCTTTGAAAAAAGTAATACTTCCATCTACAGTAACTACTATTGGTATGAGTATATTTTTTAATTGTAATTCAATGGAAACTGCTATATTCAAATCACTAACTCCTCCTACTGTATCCGACAGTGATTTTGGATATAACTTCAGTAAAATGTGTAAGATATATGTTCCGGACGCTTCAGTGAATACTTATAAAAATAATAGCTGGTGGTCTCAATATGCAAGTAGAATATATCCTTTATCAGTCTTACCAGAAGAATAGAAATATGGATATAAAAAAACGCCCTGCTTTTATATGAAAGTGGGGCGATTATTTATTAGGCGTCGATGCACGCATTTTGATTTCCGCATCCAACACGATTGAATGATTGGGAGATGCCGGATCTTTGATTTTCTCTAAAATCAGTTCGGCAGCACTTTTCCCCATCTGGTACAAAGGCGGTTCTACTGTAGTCAATTTGGGATAGACTATGTTGGAAAGTTCGGTTCCTGAAAAACTAGCTACGGCGATTTCTTCGGGTATTTTTTTTCCAAGTTCCCTCAATCTGTTCATAGCTCCAATGGCCAATGTCTCTGTAAAAGCGAAAATAGCATTGAAAGGAATATTTCTTTCCACTAATATATCCGCTGCTTTTTTCCCTTCTTCAAAAGTCATACCGGTTTTTATCAGCATATTATTCTTATCAAAAGGAATCCCGAATTTAGCCAAAGCGTCTTTGTATCCTCTGACACGTTCTATGGAGTTGTAAATATCGTCCGGTCCCTGTATATGAACAATCTGTTTGCGTCCGCTTCGGATCAGACTTTCTACGAGAAAGAATGACTTCATATAATCGTCCACTATTACCTGCGGGACTTCAAGTCCATAGGGAATACGATCATAGAACACCATAGGCATTCCCGCTTGCTGTAAACGAGCATATTCCTCCTTATTCCTTTTATAACTGCAAAGGCAGATGATGATGCCGTCCACCATGAATCCTTCCATCAGTTGCAGGTTCTCTTTTTCTTTTTCCGGGTCTCCTCCCGACTCTGCAATAATCACCTTTATATTTTTGGTGTGAAGCACTTCTTGTATTCCGTTTATTACTCGTGAAGCAAACGGAGTAACCATTTCAGGAACGATCACTCCCACGGTATTAGTATGCCCGTATTTAAGGTTGATTGCTACAGGGTTGGGCCTATATCCCAATCTTTTAGCCGCTTCTATCACCTTTTCTTTCGTTTCTTTACGGATATTCTTGTCATCTCCCAATGCACGAGATACAGTGGAGACGGATATTGACAAATGTCGAGCGATGTCTTTTATGGTTATATACTTCAT